CGCTCCCGTGCTTCTGCATCGGGTAGCCGCAGGCTACACGCATCTCATCAATTCTAGGGGTCGCCTTTGTGCGACCCCGAATCATATCCAAAGGAAAGAAAACAAATTGACTCAAGTTTATGCAAGACAAAGAACAGAAACACTCACGGGGTATGTAGTAATCGCTAGTAAAATCCGCATAGAAGTATTGAGATTAATAAAACGTGAGACTGTATTGCCAAAGTCGCTGCGCTTCCTGGTAGGTAAAGACATTACAGGGCACGCTGAGAGTCTGGAGCGTGAGGCTGAGCACGCTTACGCGTGGTATCCGTCGGACGAAATGCGACTAGCTGAGCGCAAAAAGCATCTAGTAGAAGCAAGCGCATTTTGCGTTGACTTAGAGCATGATATGCAAATGCTTTTCCAACTAGGCACGGTGAAGCGCGGCATGGCCGCATTACAGCCGTTGCTTGACTTGCTTGACAAAGAGCGCACAATGCTAACATCTCAATTAAATCACGCTAAAACAGTTAAACAAAAATAATAGTTCTTTGGGGATTGAACCATTAGCACGTATTCTGGCATCTCGGGCTACGTGCCGGAGGTGACGTCCTCGGGCGGGCATGACTACGACAATGGCTACATCAACTCGCGCGCCGCGCTCCCGTGATTCCGCATAACGCTAGACCTAGTAACACTTAAGTGCGAACGCGATGCTATGCAGAAGGGGCTTAATCTCCATCGCCGAAAGGCGTGAAAAAGTGTCTGATAAGATGCAGCGGACGCCAAAAAGTGCATGGCGCGCATACTCGCTTTCCGTGCGCGTTTCATGCTGCATTCTCAAGCTGCTATTGAAGCAGTCTTGCACCCCGATAGCGTAGCGCGTCGGGCTTTAGAAGCAGAATCAGACACCAACTCCATCTTTTACAAAAGGAATCTTATGAGTATTAAACGCGTTAATGCGCGGTACAAGCGCAGGCAGGCAAAACGGCAACAAAACAAAGCCGTGCAAACAAGCACAGCAACGTTCGAGAACACAAGCAGCCTACAATCACTCACTGATGCAGCTTACGAGGCTTGCAAAACAATCAAATGGAAAAACAGCGTACAAAAATACATGAACAACGCGATGCTTAACACTCTACACGCGCACAAGCTAATGACCAGCGGCGGCAAAATAACAGGGCGCCGTAAATGTTTCACAATCATGGAGCGCGGCAAAATACGACACATTCAAGCTAGTGCATTCTGGGAGAAAGTAATACAGAAAAGTATCGCAAGAAACGTTTTAATACCGTGTTATACGCGCTCTTATACTCACGGCAATAGCGCGAATCAGCAAGGCCGCGGAGAAATGTACGCTATAAAACTATTGCGAAAACAACTCGCACGACACTACAAAAAGCACGGTTCACAAGGTTGGATATTACTTTGTGATTACTCGAATTATTTTGCAAGTATTCCGCGTGAGAAAGTCTTACAGCAAGCCTCTGAGCGCATACAGGATAAACGCATAATGCCATGGCTAGAGCAGCTTATGAACGCGGAATGTGATAGTGGCTTGGGCTTAGGTGCGGAAACCAACCAGCAACTAGCCGTAGGGTACGTGTCACGCATAGATCATTGGATAGAAGAACAATCAGGTTGCGAGGCAACTGGAAGATACATGGACGATTTGTACGTTATCGACTCGGACTTGCTTAAACTACGCTCAACACTCGATGAGATTAAAAGAATGAGCGAAGAATTAGGCTTAACGCTCAATCCTATAAAAACTTATATTACGTCATTACATCATGGCTTTACTTGGCTTAAGAAAAAATGGTATTACACGAATACTGGGCGTATTATTACGCGGCCTATACCAAAGACGATTAAGCGTATGAGACGGCACTTGCGCGCACTAGCACGCCTCGCAAACCGTGGAGAAGTCAGCTGGAAGCAAATCAGCGCAATGTATCACTCATGGCGCGGCACGCTCAAGCACTATAACGCTTGGAGAACAATACAAAGCATGGACGCGTATTATAAACAACTCAAAACGAAAAATGAGACACTTTAGGACACCATAGGACAAATAGGAAAAAATTTGAAAGTCTTCAACAAGAGTCCAACAAGAGTCCAACAAGGTCAAAACTCAGAAAGTATGATACGTTCCGTCCGAAACTGTCCGAATCCGTCCGAGGAATCCGAATTTATCCGAAAACGCTCGACTATAATACGCACGATTAGCACACGATTAGATTTTGAACATGTTCAGGATTCCCGAACAACTCAATTTTTTAGCCACGCAAGCGCGTGGCTTTTTTAATATCAAGGAGGAAAAATATGGCATTAAACGGCATCGACATATCATGGTACCAGCGCGGCATTAATATTGCCGCCGTGCCAGCTGATTTTGTCATAGTGAAAGCCACAGAAGGCACAGGGTATATAAATCCGTGTTTTCGTGAACAAGCCGACGCGACGCTTAATAGTGGCAAGTTGCTGGGAATCTATCACTATATTAGCGGCGGTAACTGGCAGGCGGAAGCGCAATATTTTGTTAATACTGTTAAAGACTATGTTGGTCGCGCCGTGCTCGCACTGGATTTTGAAAGCGGCGGCAATAGCGCCTATGGTGATACAGCATACTTACAACAGTGTGCGCAAACCGTTTACAATCTCACTGGCGTGCATCCACTTCTTTACGGCAGCCAACGCGATTATGGAAGTCTCGCAGCCGTTGGTAATGCAACTAATTGCGGCTTGTGGATAGCACAATACCCGAATTATGCTCGCACTGGATATCAGAACACGCCATGGAATGAAGGCGCTTATAGTTGCGCAATGCGCCAATATTCGAGTAGTGGCGCATTGCCTGGATACGGTGGCAATCTTGACCTTGATAAGTTTTATGGCGATGCGGCCGCGTGGCAAGCGTACGCAAAAAGCGACAAACAGCAAACAGTGGAAGAACAAGAACCTATGGCCTCAGCTATCGCTCACGACGGCGATATTAGCAGCTTCACATTGCATATTCCTTGGGGCACAGATGCTAAGCAAGTAATGCGGTTTGCCAGACATGGAAACGTCGTAACCGTAAACGGTTGTGGATTTGTCGCTAGTGGCGGCGGCAGCTGGGTTAAAGCATGGGAACCCGTACTAGAGGGCTTCAGGCCAACCACGCTCGCGACGATTCAAATCTCAGGCGGCGGGAATAGCTCACTCATGGTATTCCCCGACGGCAGTATTTGCTGGGACGGTGACGCCTTTAACGGCTTTGCACACGTCAACGGCGCATGGATTACGAACGACAATCAACCAAAATAACAAATAGGAGAAGAAAAGAATGAACGATACTGAAATCTTATTGCTCGAAATTGCTGGCGGCCTTGTGTTGCTCGACTATATTAGCGGTTTTGCGAAAGCAGTCTACCTGCGCTCAGTGTCTAGCAGTAAAATGCGAGACGGCTTATTCCATAAGTTTGCGTACGTACTGATAGTAGCCCTTTCGATTTTGCTTGAGTATGCTCAAACTAAAGCAAACTTAGGTATCAACCCGCCGCTTGTTGGCATCGTGAGTGGATATATTATTTGGATAGAAGGCGTTAGTTTTGCAGAAAATGTATCAGCATTAAATCTACAAATCGCAAAAACAAAAGCTATACGAGTCCTCTTATCTGTACTCGCTTGTGTAAAAACTTATGTTGGTGGGCAAGCGGACGACGCTATCAGTACAGGCAAACACGCAGCAGCAACCGAAGCTGAGGCAGACATTGAGTTGGACGGACGCGGCAAAGAGCTGGAAAACACGTCTACTGAAAATAAGTAGCGCGCGATATACTCAAAGTATTCTCTTTTAGAGAATACAAGTTGAAAATTAACAATTACCCCTCGCTTCATGCGGGGGGCAATTTTTTATAGTCTTAGCTGCTCTGCATTAGCAGGGCGTCCGCCGTGACCTGGACGGTTCGCGTTCCAAGATTCAATACTTTCGCGCTTCCAGCCACGAGTGCGACCAATAAATGCATCTGGATCTGGAAGATTGTAGTTGCCAAGCGCACCAGTTTTCACACCAATAAGCTCAGCAACTTCCGTATAACTCAAATAACGCTCACTCATGCTACTTTTTACGCTTTCTTCCAGCGTCTAACGCACATACGGCACTGATTACAGCACAGCCAGTAATGAGCCAGGGCGAAAAATGACACCATACTCCAGTGATAATAACGAGTGAAAAAATGGCCGATACTATTGCATCTAATTTCATAATGAGCCTGCAGTATAGTGGATAGTCAGTCCCGGACACTTGGTCTGTTCGGGACTCTTTATTTACTTATTGCGCTTCAATTCTTTGATAAGCTTTGCTATTGCTTCTACAATCTTTGCAATGCCAACCAGTAGAATTGCAATCGCAGTAAGTATTTCCACTATATGCATGTCACCTCCTTTCTTGTTTGACATTTTATATAATAGCACAGCTATTATATAAAGTAAAGTAAGCTAGAAAAAATAGTGAGAAATTTTCTGCAATATTTGATAGAATTCAAACACGAAAACAAACTCAGTAATGCCACTAATATTTGTTATAAAAATGCAAGATAAGGCGATATTGAGCGCATTGGTACTAAAACGTTATTCCATAAAGCTCTTAGAAAAATAAAGCATTAGCGGCTATTAAATGCTAATTCCCCGCGACTCCACCAAAAGAGGAAGCGTTGAACTCTATTTCGTGAGGAATGAGTTGGCGCTTGTATATAGATTCGTAGATGATTATTAACCGCGTAAACATGCTCTAGGAAGCACGTAGAGCGGCTTTAAGACCTCGACGGGAAAATCCTCGTCTGAGGTCTTTTTGCCTTAAAATGGCTATTTGAGCCGTAGTATTGATTGAGTGATGTGG